GCTTTGCGGTGGTGCTTGGCTGAGAGACTTCTGCCCATGTTTGGCAAGGTGAACCAAGTATCTATTGGCATCATCAATGCCTATGCAGCACAAGGCAAGGCAACGATCAAACGCACCAATATGCGCCCTGTTCAGATTGCACGATACCCTGACAGTCTCATGGTGGGTCGTGCCAAAGACGCTGGCTTCATTATGGATGGAGGCTTTAGATAATGGCAGACTTTGGCTTTGTCGGCACATCCTACACCGCCCCATCAATCTACCAAGACGATCAGGAGTGCATCAATTTTTTTGCTGAGATTGATGTAACCAAACAGCCTGGTGAACGAGGTATTGTGGCGCTGTATCCAACGCCAGGTCTTACCCTCAGAACTCAATTAGTCCAATCCCAAGTGCGTGGATTGCACACCATGTCGGGTGGGCAAATTCTGATTGCGGTGGCGGGTAACATTGTTTACCAAGTCAACCTTTCAATGGTGGCGACTCAGATCGGCACTTTGACCACTTCAACGGGTCAAGTCTCCATTTCTGACAACATCACCAATGCCAATGGTTTAATTGCCTACATTGTGGATGGCTCAAACCGCTACACATGGATTGTGGCAACCAACACGTTTGCACAACTGTCAAGCACTGATGGCCCGTGGCAAGGCGCTACTGTGGTGGATGTGATCGACAACTACAACATCTATAACGAGCCAAACTCACAGAATTGGGCTTGTACTGATCTAGGCTCAAGACTATCCACTCAGGCGCTTTACGGCACTTCTGATGGCTCATCAGACCTATTAGTGACGCTGATTGCAGACCGCAGACAAGTCTATTTGATGGGCGAGACCACCACCGAGGTTTGGACAGATGTGGGTAATGTGATCGCTGGCATCACCACTTTCCCTTTCCAACGAGTGCCTGGCACGTTTAGCCAAACAGGATGTGGTGCTAAATACTCACTTGCTAGATTTGCCGACTCTTTTGTGATTGTGGCAAAAGACACAAGGGGTAATTCAACCATTGAGATGATGCAGGGTTATGCTTGGCAGAAGATTTCCACCCATGCTGTTGAGCAGTCTTTGCTTAACCAAGTGGTGTCGGATGCCGTTGCCTATACCTATCAGATCGAAGGTCACGAAATGTATGTGGTGACTTTCCCATCTATCGGTGAATATGGCCTCACATGGGTTTATGATTTATCCACAAAGTCATGGCACAAATGGCTTTATTGGGACTCCAACAACGCTGTTTATAAGCGCCATCGTTCCAACTGCGGTGCTTACTTCAATAATATGTACATTGTTGGCGACTACGAGAACGGCAAACTCTACAGCTTAGAGAACGAGGTTTACACCGATGATGGTGCGACCATTAGGCGTTTGCGTAGAGCAAAGCACCTGACTACTGACTTACAAAGACAGTATTTTGAAGAATTCCAAATCCAATTTCAGCCTGGCGTTGGTCTCAACTTAGGTCAAGGCCAAGACCCTCAAGCGATGCTGAGATGGTCAAACGATGGCGGCTCAACATTTTCAAATGAGCATTGGGTGACTATTGGCAAGATTGGTAATTACCTGAATCGAGCCATTTGGAGGCGTTTGGGATGGTCTAGGGACAGAATCTTTGAGGTGGTGCTGACTGACCCCATCAAGGCGGTCATTGTGTCTGCAAACCTTAAAGCAAGCGCAGGGGATAACTAATGGCTACGGCAATTCCAAATGCCAACATTAACATCCCCTATGCAGCGTTTTTGGATGAAAGTACAGGTCGCCCATCTCAAGCATGGTTGCAGTGGTTGATGAATCCGAATGTGATTACTTTTAACACATCCAACACAAACATTAATGGCGGCACGATCAATAATGTGGTGATCAACAGTTCCACCATTGGATTGACTACCCCCGCAGCGGGTAAATTCACCGATTTCACCGCCCTGAATGGGGTTAAGGGAGGCACATTTTGAACGATTTAGATTTGCCAAACCATGTATCCCGTGAGCAAGTTGAGCGCCTCCAAGCGGAAATGGCATCAATGCCACAGGCTGAATTAACGACAGAACACCAGTTCAGCCCAGGTATGTATTTGCGGAAAGTCTTTCGACCCGCTGGCACTTTAATTGTTGGCAAAGTTCATAAAGAACCCCACTTTTTTTTATGTGCAAAAGGCGAGATAATTGCATGGACAGAAAGCGGAATGAAAAGGCTTCAGGCAGGGGATGTTGTTGAATCCAAGCCTGGCACGAAACGGGTGACTCTAGCTGTGACAGATGCAATTGGCATCACTATTCACAAAACAGATAAAACCGATCTTGATGAAATTGAAGCTGAATTGATTGAGCCAGATACAACCGCACTTTTTGATGCCAATAATGACATTAAAAAATTAAGAATTGAAGGGGAATAATATGACTTGGGTAGCAGTAGCAATTGGTGGATCAGCCCTTTTAGGGTATGTAGGGGCTAAAAAGCAAGCTGGCGCAGCCGAAAGCGCTTCCCAAATGCAGTATCAGGCAACTCAAGACGCTGCCAAACAACAGCGTGAGATGTTTGACATCCTCAATGAACAACAGAAGCCTTATCGTGAATCTGGTTACAGTGCGTTGAATCAAATCAACACAATGTTGCCTCAGTTCACTAAGGAATTTACATCTGCCGATCTGATTAAAAACCTAGACCCAAGCTACCAATTCATGCTTCAACAAGGTTTAGGCGCTACGGGTCAAGCCATGAATGTTGGCGGTGGTGGCTCTAATGTAGATTTGGCACGACAAAGATTTGCTCAAGAATACGCTAAAACAGGCGCACAACAGGCTTTTAATAACTACCAAAGCCAACAGTCCAACATTTACAACCGACTGTCAAACCTTGCGGGTATTGGTCAAGCGGCACAGTCTCAAGCCAACACTTTAGGTTCTAACACTGCAAACGCATTAAGCCAGTTGGGTATCGGTGGCGCTTCTGCTTTGGGTGCGGGTCAAGTGGGTGCGGCTAATGCAATGGCTGGCGCTTATGGCGGCATCGGTAACGCATTAACATTGTCAAGTTTGTTGACCCCGCAAGGTGGGGGAGGCATAACGCCAGGCGGTGCAACAGTCATGAACCCTGCACTCAGCCCTTATTTCACACCTACTCCCCCCCCAATAGGTTGATTGGATAAAAAATGGCAGATTTAAGCGTTTCTCCAGTTGCAGCACAGATCAGGCCTGTGCCAGGCATGAGCCTTGGTGACATGATAAATGTCGCCCGTGGCGCACAACAGTACCAACAAGCGGCTCAGATCAATCCTTTGGCGCTTCAGCAACAACAACAAGCCACTCGCACAGGCGAGATTGCTTTGGGTGTTGAAGAACAAAAAGACAAAGAACGCAATAACTTGCAGACTTTCTTTTCTGACCCTAATAATTTTCAGACTGATGGAAGAATTGACATTGACAAGATCAATGCCGTTGTTCCAAAGATTGCCCCGTTGACGGGCGCTGATGCCATTAGCAAATTCAGCACATTGGGCAAAGCTCAAACTGAAGCGATCAGTGCAAAGCAGAATCTGACTCAAGACCAACGCAACATGATTGGTTCAAGATTTGCAATTCTTGGTCGCTTGGGTGTGCAAAACAAAGAAGCCTATATTGCTGAAATGGATTTGCTGAAAAAAGAAAATCCCGACAATAAAGATTTGGCACGATTGATTGATGCCTACAAGGTTACATGGAATGAAATGCCATCTGGCCCTGATTTGCCTAGTAAGGCAATTGCTGGCGCACAGACCTTGTTAAGCCCTGCACAACAGCAGACAGCATTTACACAACAAGCGGGTACTCTTAGCACTGGTGAGCAAATCTTTCCGACTGTTACAACGCCCTCTGTTGGCGGTATGTTGCCCCGAATTCAAATGGGGACACAGCCTTTGGCAGACATTGGATTGCCACCAACAACAGAAGTCATTGACCCTTTAACAGGCGAAAAGCGTTTGCTTGGCCCTGCTTCTCAGCGTGGTAAAACGCCCCTCACTACAAATGTTAGCCCCGCCCAAGCAGCCCTTTTGAGTGCTGGTGGTGCAACCATTTCCGCAGACTTTGCAACAACTGTCAAAGATGCCGCTGAAGCACCAAGCCGTGTCGCCATCTTCCAAAACATTAAGAAGTTTGCACCTGATGCGTTTACAGGCGTTGGCGGTCAACGCAAAGAGTTGGCTGCGGGTATTCTTAACGCTATTGGAATCCCTGCTTACGAAGCTGAAAAAATCAGCACCGAGCAATTGGCAAAGAACTCTGCTTTGTTGACTTTGGCGGGTGGTAATACTGATGCGGCAAGGGCTTTGGCTGAAGTTGCCACTCCTAATAAGAAGCTAGACGAGAAAGCCATTCTTGCCATTGCTGATCAAATGATTGGCATTGAGAACATGAAGATTGCAAGGGCTAATTATTTGACCCCTGTTCAAAATGATGCGACTCAATATGGTCAGCGTAAATTGCAGTTTGATCAGATTGCCGACCCCCGCCTTTTCCAAGAAATGACTGCCCAAGATGTTGCCAAATTAAAGGCTTCCATGTCTCCCGCAGAACAGGCAGAATTGACCCGTAAGATTCGTTTGGCACGACAAATGGGGATTATTCGATAATGGCAACACTTGCTGAACTGTGGGAAGCGGAAGCCCCAGCGCCAGTTAAAAGCGCAAAAGTTCCATCTCAAGATCAAGCAATGCGTGAAAAAAGCCGAATGGATATTCTCCAAGCGGAGATGAAAAGCGCCCAAGAAAGACTTGCCAAAGGCGATGCTAGAGCGCAAAGAGATATTGAGGCTTTGACCCGTGAGATGGGTGGCAAGGTTGCCCGTACAACGCCTACAGCGACTCCAACTGCCGCACCTACTGCCACACCCACTGCCGCCCCCGCTACAAGTGGCACATTGGCTGATCTGTGGGAATCAACCCCTGCGGCTGGTCAGCCAGGCGCACCTAAAGAACAACCCAAAGAAGAAAAGCCCAAAGAAGGTGGCACTGCCGTGGGTCGCAAGGCGGCTGAGTTGCTTGGGTCAGCACAGAAAGCTAAACAAGAGTTTGGTGCAAGCGTTGCATCATTGGCTGATGTGACTGTGGGCGGGATTATCCCAGGCATTACAGGCCCTGTGACTTACGCTGGCGCACGATTTATCGGCAAGACACCAGAGCAAGCCGCAGCCCTTGAGCAAAAGGTTGTTGGCGCTACTGAAAAGCCGTTTGGCAAGTTATTGGGCGTGACCGAGACTCAAGCCTATAAGGGCGAAGCAAGCCGACAGTTGATGGACTTCATTGGTCAAAACATCAACAAAGGTGCTGAATGGATTTCTCAGAAAACTGGCGTTCCTGTTAATGATGTCCAAAACATGATTGGCACTGCAACTGTGGCGGCAGCCCCCGCAGTTGGAAAAGCGGTAACCACCACTGCAAAAGTTATTCAAGAGACCGCCCCTGTTGTGGGTAAGAAATTAGGCGTTGGCGAATTACAAGTTCAACCTACTGCCCCACCAACTGCCCCGACTGCCCCATCTGGCGGCATGGTGAGTGCTGGCGCTGCTGTCGTTCCTGATGCCACCACAATCAAGCAAGCCTTGTCTGTGGCGACTCCTGAACTACAACAAGCGATTGCCTCTATTCCTATTGACAAGATAAACATCCCAACTTTGCAACGGCACATTGAAGCAGATTCTTTGCCTAAACCTATGCGTTTAACAGAAGGCATGGCAACTGGTGACATTGTTAAACTTTCCAATGAACAAAATCGGAGAGGCAAAGACACTGAATTGGCATACAGAATCAACGAATTAAATAATGATTTAGTTGAAAATATTGGTTTGATTCGTGACAAAGCCGCCCCTGATGTGTACGGCACAAAGAAGATTGAGAATAGCCAAGGCATCATTGATGCTTACAAAGAGTTAGACAACAAATTAAATACAGGCATTGACGCAGACTATAAAGCCTTGCGTGATGCCGCTGGTGGTCAGTTCCCTGTTGATGCCCCTCAATTGCTCAAGAATGTACAGTCAAAACTTAAAAAAGAATTGCTGTCAAACGAAGCGCCAAAAGGTCAGTTCAGTGAATTGCAAAGATTGGCAAAAGATAAAAACATGACCTTTGAGGACTATTTGTCTTTGAGGCGAAATCTTGGCGCTATTGCAAGAACAAGCCAAGATGGAAACACTCGCAAAGCCGCCAGTTACATGATCGAAGAATTGGAAAAGTTGCCTTTGCAGAAAGAAGCCGCAGCCCTTAAGCCTTTGGCTGACAAAGCACGAGCATCTGCAAGAGCAAGATTCCAAATGCTTGAAAAAGACCCCGCCTATAAAGCGGCTGTGGATGATTCTGTTCCAGCAGACAAGTTTATTGACAAGTTTGTGGTGGGTGGCGTGAACAAAAACATCAACACAATGGTTGAGCATTTGGGCAGAGACTCACCCGCCCATCAGCACATGGCTGCGGGAACTGTCAACTGGCTTACAGACAAAGCGGGCATTGTTGATGGCAAAGGAAACTTTAGCCAAGCGGAATATAACAAGGCTCTTAAAAAATTAGATGATGTAAATAACTTACAAGAAATTTTTAACCAAGAGGCGGCATCCCAACTCAAGACTTTGGGAAATGTTGCTAGTTATACGCAAGCACAGCCCCGTGGAACATTTATTAACAACTCCAACACATTAGTTGGGGCTATGGCAGAAAAAGCCGCTTATCTAATGGAACAAGGTGCAAATATTCTTGGCGGTGGAAAAATTGGTATTCCTGTTGGCTCTATAGTTCGCAGTAAAGTTCAACAATATAAAGCTGGCAAAGAAACCGAAAAAGCACTTGAAGTAGGCGCTGGCACAAGACAAACTGGCAAAAACAAAGTAAGCGATTTGGGGAAATAATGTCTGATATTGATTTGGTCAAATATGGCGTTCTTTGGCAAAAGGTCGAATCTATGGAGGCCAAGATCGACAAGATGGAAGCCCAATTAGAAACCCTGATTGAGTTAGCCAACAAAGGTCGTGGCGGCTTTTGGATGGGCATGGTGTTTGTGTCTGCCATTTCCACTGTCATGGGTTACTTTAGCCATCACTGGACAAAATGAAATGGCTTTTTGTTGGGTTGCTGACCATGTGTGTGTTAGCGGCTTCCCAACAGAAATGCGTGGTTGCGGATTTTTATGGCCTCAGTTGGCTTGGCAATCCAACAGAGAGAAACCAAAGGCTTTCTGAGTGGTTGACCACTAATGGAAACTCATGTTCCACAGACCAATTACTTGCGATTTGGAACAATCTTGCTATGTGGGCTGGCACTGCGGATTCGTCAGAACTTAGAGCCAAAGTGCTGTTTTATTATGCGAGGGCAGCGGAGAGGGAAAAGAAATGATCACCCTAAACAAATGGTATCCCCTTGTTCAACCCACTCACACTGCTAGGCAATTGGCTTTTGACAAGGCAGTTGAGAAAGTTCAAGAAGATTACAGATATGCAATGGAATGTCTTAAACAAGTTAGAAAGACTGAAGATTTGGAACTGGAACTTTACGACAAAAGGGCTAGGCAGAACACCATTGAACTCGGATCATTTGAAGACCGCAGACGATTCCAAATCTTTGTATGAGGGCAATATGGAAAACACAACAAGCACTAAAGAAAAACTGACGCTGTATGTGACCTTAATGGTCAGCACCACATTGTGCATTTCTGTTCTGTCAATGGTCTTTGCATTTATGTTGGGTTTGTGGGCCAAGGAAGTGGACAACGCTGAGATATTCAAGATGATCAGCCCCGCCTTTAGTACTTTGATTGGCGGCATGATTGGCTTTCTGTCAGGCATCAAATTGATGCAAAACGATGAGGACAAAAAATGATTGGACTAGACGCAATCCTAAACGTTGGTGGCAAGCTGATTGACAAGCTAATCCCTGACCCAGAGGCCAAAGCCAAGGCGCAGCTTGAGTTGCAAAAAATGGCTCAAGATGGTGAGTTGGCAAAAATGGCTAATGAAACCAAACTTTATGAGACCGAGCAAAACAACCTTACACAGCGTGTTCAGGCAGACATGGGGTCTGACTCTTGGTTGTCCAAAAATATCCGCCCTATGACCCTTATATTCCTTTTGGTGGCCTATTCTGGGTTTGCCATTGCATCGATCTTTGAATATGAGACCCGTGGCGCTTATGTTGAGTTGTTAGGCCAGTGGGGGATGTTGGTGATGTCGTTCTACTTTGGCGGCAGAACAATGGAAAAAATTGCTGATAGGGTGAAAAAATGAATTTGACCGATCACTTTACACTTGAAGAACTGACCCACACTGATCACAGGCAGTATGACAACACCCCGAATGATGCAGAACTTGAGAACATTAAACGATTGGCTGAGTTCCTTGAGGAAGTCAAAACTGTCTTGGGTGGCAAGCCCATCATGGTCAACTCAGCTTTCAGGTCTAAACAAGTCAATGATGCTGTGGGCAGTAAAGACACTTCTCAGCATCGGATCGGCTGTGCTGCTGACATTCGTGTTCCCGCTATGACCCCCGATCAAGTGGTCAGAGCCGTAATTGCTTCAGGCATCGGCTACGACCAAGTGATCAGGGAGTTTGACCGCTGGACACACATCAGCATCCCCAATCAAGAGGGTGGAACGCCCCGCAAACAAGCCTTGATAATTGACAAACAAGGCACTAGGGTTTTCACTTAGGATTCTTTTTCCATCTGTTAATCCAACAAGTTTGGCAAATCCACTTATGCCCCATGTCAATCCCGCCCTCTGGCGGCTTGGTTTCATCACATTTATTGCACGTTTTTAATTGATGGACAGGCTGATTGCCGCCTAATTCGATTGGGTACATTGCCATTCTCTTTCACTTCTGCCTGAATTGGATTTGACTGTGTTGCCTGTCAATTCAATCAAACCAATTATTTTCATTTCGTTGAGCCGCCTGGCTACTTGGTTGCCATCAAGCCCTGTGTGTGTGGCAATCCCATCTTTTCCAAGTGGGCCAAAAAACTGTAGGCACTCCAAGATAACTTGGTGATGTTGTGGGGCAACTTCTTTGATGGAATCTGCCGCTTGAAACGATGTTAGGGGATCATTTGCCCTGACTCTTGGGAATTCGGGCATGGCGAAAATTCTCTTAAATGCGTCTTTATAGTCCATGATATTTCCTAAATGGGTGGGGTACTCGCTGCACTGTGTTCATCCGCAAGCCTAAAAATAGTCTTTGCCACAGCATCCGCTTTCCCCCGTTAATCAGAAGTCGATGTCATCATCCTTTGGCAAGCCTTTGTAATCTTCTTTAGGCTTGGGAGTGTTTAGATATGCCCAGCCGTTCCAACCGCCCTCTGGCAGTGGGATGCTGTCCAACTTGAGCATCGGGCCGTTCTTAGTCTCAATGACTGAGCCAATGTTTTGATAGCGTGATTTTTCCACACCATCTTTGTTTTTGTATTTACCTGAAACAATGGTAATTTCGTAGAGTTTAGACATTTTTGACTTTCATAAGTTTATTGATCTTGTCATCCAGTTCAGCAAGGAATTGGACAATTTCGGCTTCTATTAGTCTGATAAACACTTCATCCCGTGGGACTCTTGTCACAAACAATTGAAGTTCCTCTGGCAGACGATTGTCAAAAGACACAAAGTCACACCACTGTCGCCCTGTGCAAGCCATCTGAAACTGCATCTGGGTGTTGTATTTGCCTGGCACTGTTTGGGACAACAGCGTGTCAATGTGCGTGGCTGTGTTGGGGCATTTGATTTCAATCAGACCATCATCGCCCACCAAGCCATCAGGAGAAGCGCCAGCCATCTCAATTGTGGGATGGGGTACAAACCCCACTTCATCAACCAAAACATCATGTAAAGCCTCATAAGCGGCTCTTGCAAGGGGTTCTGTCTCTGTGCCGTGTTGCATGGCAGCGTTGGTGAAACTCTCACCCTTTTGACCCGTGAGGCGTTCGCACACCAACTGAGCCATGTAGTTGTCACGGCTTGCGCTGTAACCCGTCTTTGTCTTGGCAATCACATCTGCCACACGGGAAGCGGTAACTTTGCCAATCCGAATGGTGAACCATTCCTCTGTGCCTTGATCCATCATTTCAATCATGATTTCATGTTCCTTATGTAAACGCTAAAACTGTCCAATGTGTCTTGACCAAAGGCGGTCATCTTCTGAATCTCTGCCGCCACTTCATCTAGGACTTGATTGCGCTGTGAGGGAGACACAAACACATCCCAATGGTATGGCTGACCACTTCTCATTTTTGCTTCATGCTCAATGCGGTCGAATTCGTCATCTTCATCTGTTTTCATAGTTTGGCCTTTGCTTTGTCTTTGGCTGCAATGACTTTGATCTGCCAGGCTTTGTCGCCATCACAAGCAGAATATGCGATCTTGTAAGCCAACTTCAATTCATCTTGAGTGGTGGCTTGCTCAATGGCTTTGAATAGGTCTGCCATGCTATCAGGGTCAATGGTTGATTCAGGCTCTGCACCATCTGGTAAATCTTCCCCTGCGTAAATGTAGAGACCAAGACCATGCAAGCTGAGTGCCTTGGTCATGCAACGCATGATGGCTGTGTTTACTTGGAAAGCATCAGGGTTCACGATGGCTTTGTTGCGGTGATCCATCACGGGAAGTTGGCAAGTCATTGGCTTGTCGAACATGGTGACTGTGACCCAAACCATTGCTGTGCCGTTGATGTCCATGAAACATTTGTCACCAAACATTTCAACCTTGAACGAGGCTTTAGGGTCTGCCTTGAGTGCTTCAGCCCATGCCCATGCCCATGACAGATAAGTGAGATTGGCTTTTTTCTCAGTGTGTTCGTTGACATTCAAAGTCAGTAAATTAGCGATTGACATGATAATCCTTAGAATTGATATTTAGGGCCACAAGACACTTCAATCACTGTCTCAACTGTGTAGCCACCGACCTTGCGTTTTGCGTACAGGGGAATGGCACGAAGCCCTGATGACTCGCACTGGCGCACAGCATCGATCACTTCATTGCGACCCATCGGTTGCACTTGTTTGTCAACAATCAAGTCTTGATTGGGGGGTGATGGCACATGGCCTGGCATCATTGAGCATCCAGTTGTAACGATGCCGAGAGTGCATAAAAGGGTGAATGTAAACATTTTCATGATTCGTCTTTCAAGTAAGTTGTTAAGCGTTTGATTCGGTCGGAGTGATACTCACCCATGCGCTTGGCATATTCTTGGGCGCTGAGAGCCTCTAACAGCTTGCGTTGTGCCATTTCAAGTTCTTTGGCAGCCAACTCTTTTGGTGATGGCACACGGAAATAATCTTTGATGTGTTCAATCATGGTTGACCTCCAAGAATGATGGATTGTTCACCAGTAATTTTGTCCAGTAGGCGCATGGCATCTTGAATCTCTGGCGGCTGATTTTGTATAGGCATAACCAAATTAAAGTCTTTAAGGTCTTTATTGGAATACCAACCAACAAAACGCACCAACAAATCAAACATTTCTGGAGATGCGGCAATTAGCCTAGCGTTATGCTTAGCCTCGTCTTGGTCAATGGTGGCTTTATGGGGTATGTTGGCAACTGTTACTTTATTAACTCCAGGCTTGCGAACATGAACCACCCAAGCATTTGTTGAACAATGGCGCGTGTCTTGTAGCCTCCAAGGGCCTTGCGTGTGTATGTACATATTTAGCCTCTCCAAGCAAGTAAAACACCCCAACCACCAAAGATGATGATTGCCAATGTCCATTCGACAAATGTTTGAATAATCTTAGATTTCATTTTGTTCTTTCAGCATACGAGCGTGGTGAATCTTGACTTCAGACATGATGTGGTCGAAGTTCTCTTTGTCGAGGTCATAGGTGATGTCATCACCCTTTTGGTTATAGATAAACACATCAAAGATTTCTGCTGTGTTGTGGTCATGGGGCAGATTGAATTCTGCGGGGTAATAGTCATACCCGACCTTGACTTTCTCAAGGGTTGTGCCATCGTCATAAGTGACGAATTCATCAAAGTGGTATTTGAGTTTGTAATCAATCATGGTGTTTCCTTAAAGAGCCGAAGCCCTGTTAATTAAGAGTATTGAACTCTGCCATCAACATACACAACTGCGTTTTTGCCGCTTGGCAAATACACATTGCAAGAAACTGCGCCAGTTTCAGCTTTAAGGTAACGAATCACGGAAGCGATAACTTGAGAATCGGTCATTTCTGACTCCTAAAAAGACCCCATGCGAAGTGCTAGGGCATGAACGCTATTGTATAGATTGGTGTACGGCAATCAAGCCATTTTTAAAAATAATTGCTAGGGATTTCCCTTAGTTGTTGCTTTTTTACAAATAGCGTTTTGTCTATTTTGATATACTTGCCAAATGGATAAACAAAAGGCTATCACCCTTGCTGGCTCACAGAGTGAGCTTGCCCGTATCTTGGGCATCACTAGAGCCGCAGTCCACAATTGGAAGATGATTCCTACGGGGCGTTTGTATCAATTGATGATCCTCAAGCCAGAGTGGTTTGACAAATAGGAAAAGTATGTATAATCCGAATCGTCTGAGTGGCATCAGGCGAACGAAACCAATTGCGAACCCCATAGATTTCTGTGCGGTCTTGCCTGACAACAGGCGAACTTTTGATTGGTTTCAATCGTTTGTTGTTGCTCTCGCCAAGAGCCAAGACCGCAGAGTGATTTATGGGGTTTTTTGCGTTTGGCGGCTGTGCAATGCGGTACGTCGGTGGTTGCATTTAGGGATACCCTGTTACACGAGCGAACTAAAGCAGGGGCGGTGGGCGAAGGATAGAGCCGAGTGGTTGGGATGCAAATCTCAGAAGTCTGTCCTATGCGATGCGATGACATGGCTCCGAAGCGGAAGTTATCCACAAGCAAGGCGAAACTGAGTTATGACTCGGTAAGGCTTTGCTTTGCTCAAACAATCACCAAAGCGGAATATGAAATACGGCAAGAAAGACAATGAAGTAGCACAAAGGTTGAAAGCTAAAGGAAAAAGTTTCTTGCAATCAACAGAGTGGAAAACATTGAGGTCTGAAGTTGTAAAAACATATGGAAGAAAGTGCATGAAATGTGGATCAACACCAAAAAATCCAAAATTGACCCATGTTGATCACATTAAATGCAGAAAACATTTTCCTGAATTAGCCCTTAATTTTGACAATCTACAAGTTCTTTGTTGCAGATGTAACAAAGAAAAAGGCAATAAAAACAGCATTGATTACAGGAGTAAAAATGCAACAAATGTTTGAATCTGGATTTGACAAATTTTGGGCAGTTTGGCCCGCATCAACAAGAAAAGGTGCGAAGTCAGAATGTAAAAAGAAATGGGAAAAGTATTATTGTGAAACCCAAACCGACCAGATCATCAAACACATTGAATGGTTAAAGACCACAGAGCAATGGCTTAAAGGCAATGGCGCTTTTATCCCCGCCCCCTTGGTCTATCTCAACCAACAACGATGGGATGGCGCAGAAGTTCCTGAGATGAAGCCCAAACCCACAATAGACCCCGCCTTGGCAAAGATTGAAGCTGACCGAAAAAGGGCTGCACCGATGCCAGATCACATCCGAGCCAAACTTGCGGAATTACGCAGATGACACACCATGAAGCAAACAGAATCCTTGATCGAGCCAAAGAAGGACAACAATTTAGCGAGTTTGTCATCACAAGAGCGCTTGAACTTACGGGAGACTATGAGGAACACAGAAGCCCAAGAATGGATCAGACGTTACCGCAAGAAAGCCTTGGAGGAGGGCAGGGGTGAAGCCCAATATTGGTGGCAGCAAACCCTGTTGGATATTGCCAAGAGGCGAGGCCAAGCGGCTGCTGACGATCTAAAAAAACGCATGAATGAACAGAAAGACAAAAAATGATTCAGATCATGTTTACGATTTATGGCGAACCTGTACCAAAGGGCAGACCAAGGTTTTCCACAAGGGGCAAGTTCCCTGTTGCCTACACACCTGAAAAGACCAAAAACTATGAATCCGATGTTGGGATGATGGCAAAGGCGGCTATGGGCGCATCAGAACCACTAGAAGGGGCTTTGGAGGCGTTTATTTATGTCACCTTTCCCGTTCCCGCCTCATACTCAAAAAAACGCACTGAGGCTTGTTTAAGCGATTCTGAGAAACACACCAAAAAGCCCGACTTGGATAACGTAATCAAGTCTGTGATCGATGGCATGGACAAGATCGTGTTTGAGAACGACTCCCAAATCACATCTATCCATGCCACCAAGGTTTATGGCGAAGTGGCAAAGGTTGAAGTTGTAGTGAGGCAAGCATGAGAATAGTTTGTTGGTTTTCCTGTGGCGCTGCCAGTGCAGTGGCTACCAAGTTGGCTATTGCCGAAAATGCTGGCAAATTGCCTTTAATCATTGCTTACACGGAGGTTGCTGAAGAACACCCAGATAACAAACGTTTTCTCAAAGAATGTGAAAAATGGTTTGGTCAAGAAATTCAAATCTTGCGGAATGAAAAGTATGAAGGCAGTATTTTTAATGTCTTTATGAAGCAAAAATACATTGTTGGTATTGCTGGCGCACCTTGCACAAAATTTCTTAAAAAAGAAGTTCGGCAAAAGTTTGAGCAATTAACCGACAGGCAAGTATTTGGTTATACGGCTGAAGAACAGCATCGATTAGACCGATTTATTGATGCCAACAATGATGTTGATATTTGGACACCATTGATTGACAAAGGGTTGAGCAAAGAAGATTGCCTGGCTATGTTGCAAAACGCCAACATTGAATTGCCAGCCATGTATAAATTGGGCTATCACAACAACAATTGCATAGGTTGCGTTAAAGGCGGTGCGGGATATTGGAACAAGATTCGGGTGGATTTTCCTGAACATTTTGACCGCATGGCAAAACTTGAGCGTTTTATTGGCGCAAGCATTACCAAAGAAAAGGGCGAACGTGTTTATCTTGACGAGTTGTCGCCTAATGTGGGTGATTATCCAAAAGAGCAAAACATTGAGTGTTCTATTTTTTGCCACATGGCAGAGGAAGATTACAAATGATTGTTTCTCTCCACAACCCTCAACAAGCCCATTCAGTCCTGAAAGACCTATGGCCCAAGATTAAAGAAACCTTACAGGCGGGTAAACAACTGCGCTTAGAGGTGAAAAAAGCCACTCGCAGCACAGATCAGAACGATATGTTTCATGCCCTGATTGACATGGTTGCCAAGCAAATGAAGGGCGCTGGCAGTGCCTGGTCATCAGACGATTGGAAAAGACTCTTAATCGACCAATGGGCGCATGAAACAGGGCGCAAGGTAGGCAAGGTCGCCCCAAGCCTAGACGGGGAACGAGTTGTTCAATTAGGGCTACAAAGCCACAAATTCACAAAAGAAGAAGGCTCAGAGTTTATTGAATGGCTCTTGGCATGGATGGCAGACAAAGGAATTGAAACATGATGTGTCCCCGCTGTGGTTCTGAAACCCTCAAAGTTTTAGACACCCGATCAAACCCCGAATTCGTCAGCCGAAAGCGCCAGTGCGAAAACAACCACAAGTTTTACACCAAAGAATATGCAATATCCGAAACACCAATATGTGAGAAGCCAGAAACTCCTAAAGCTAGTGGCGGGTCTCTCCTGTCAAAGCTGTGGCATGGACAATGGCGTTCAGGCGGCTCACAGTAATTGGGGCGGTGGCAAGGGTCGGGGCATCAAGGCTGATGACAATCTGGTCGCTGCTTTGTGCTTGGCTTGCCACTATGAGATCGATCAGGGCAAAGACCTAACCAAGGAAGAACGCCAAAGAAAGTGGGCAGAGGCTCACATTGGGACAGTTTTATTGCTTTGCAAACAAGGGAGATGGCCTGTAGAAGTTCCACTCCCTTTTGTGGCAGAATTTGAATAGGCATTGCAGTTGCCTTTTTGGGGGTTGATTCCCCCGCTTTTTTTGGTATAGTGCAAATATGGAAAAAAATGCCGAAGTTGCTGAGTTCGTGGCTACTCTGTTTCACAGTGGCACGATTACCCATTTTCAGCATTTGCAGACACGGGAATACGCTATTCACAAGGCTTTGGGTAAGTTCTATCCCAAGATTGTTGACTTGGCAGACCAGTTAGCTGAGAGTTATCAAGGTCGCTATAACACCCGTATGACTAAATTCCCTGATGAACTGCATCAGCCACAGGAAACCCCCACTGAGTACCTGACACAACTGAAAAAGTTTGTTGAGGAAGCCCGTGAAGAAATCCCGCAAGATTCAGAACTGCAAAACATCGTTGATGAAATTGCCGATCTGATCAATTCAACTTTGTATTTACTCACCCTGAAATAAGGAATCATCATGATGAACAAGAACGAACCCAAAGGCTACGGCTACGGCAACAGCGCAAAGATGGCTGGCAACCCCGCCCCCGAAATGAAGCCAAATGGCAGCGTAAAGAACCGCATCCCCGATGCCATGACCAACAAGGTCGGCAAAGATTCCAAGTTTGAAGGTGGCAAGTCCTCTGGCGTTTGCTACACTCACGACCGCAAATCCTGCCAATAAAGCGAAACGCCCCACAGAAGGA